TTCCAATTAGGAATAGAGTTTTCAGGAGTCACAACTGGAACTGCCTGATACAGAGAATAGAACTCGGTAGAAATTCAACGGCACCTGTTTGCGAGTATACTTATTCGTATGCACTGCCGGCAAATTTTCTAAGGGTAGTAAAAATTTTTAATGGTACCACTGATAGCATCGCTGCGGATTTGCCGTATAAAATTGAAGGTAAAAATATGTTAACCGAACAAACGACTGTGTATCTTGTTTACATTGCTCTTGATGTTGATCCGACTAATTATGATGCTTATTTATACGAAGCTTTGGCAACCAGCCTGGCTGCCGATCTTACTTATTCGATCACGAATAATGCTAGTCTGGCAACTAAATATCGAGATTTGGCAAACGAGCGATTACGTGAAGCACGTTTCATTGATGCTACGGAGAACAGCGTGGATACAATAGAATCTGGAGAGTTTGTAGATGCGAGGTTATAATGACTTTAGCGGCATTCGATCCAAGAAATATTACCCAGTATAATGAACCAAGATTCTTAATTCATTTCCAATGGGGAAAATCTGAAAAGGTTTATCGATACGCTTTAGTGGAAATATTTAATCCAGGTATTATCGATCACAAAACAAAACAAAAAGACGATGAAAAAAATTTAAGCCAAAAAGAAATTTGGAAAAAGAAATACGCATAAAAAAAGAGGTGACTGATCCGTCAAAAACCAATCACCTCTGTGCTGTGTATATAGTGTTTTAATCAGAACAACTTTTTACTCCTTTTGGTTATGTCGTTCCAATTAACATAATTAATAAATTACTCAGATAGATAGTCAAAAAATTATATGGCAAAAACAACTCTAGCTTTAACTTCCTTTGTTGCTGGCGAATTTGGTCCAAAGCTTTCGGGGAGAACGGATTTCGAAAAGTATTCCTCCGGTTGTAAAACTTTAGAGAATATGATGGTGCATCCTCAGGGAATGGCATCAAGAAGAATAGGAACTAAATTTGTAAGCGAAGTTAAAACCAGTAGTTTAAAAACAAGACTGATTCCGTTTGAGTTCAGCACAACACAGACTTATATGCTTGAATTTGGCAACGGCTATATAAGATTCTTCAAAGATAAAGGTCAAATTCTTGAAGGAGACAAAACTATTTCTGGAATTACAAAAGCTAATCCAGGAGTGGTTACAGCTACAGCTCATGGCTATAGCAATGGAGATTTTGTTGTTATTTCCTCAGTTGTGGGAATGACACAGGTTAATGGAAAGACTTATAAAGTTTCAAATAAAGCAACCAACACTTTTGAATTACAGGATGTCGATGGAAGCAATGTAGATACTTCTGGTTATTCTACTTACAGTTCTGCTGGAACTGCAAATAAAATTTATCAAATTACTACAAATTATTTAACCGCAGAATTATTTCAAATTAAGACAGCTCAAAGCGCTGATGTTTTATACATCACGCATCCCAATCATGAAGTTTCAAAATTGGAAAGAACCGGACATACTTCGTGGACTTTATCAGAAGTGTCTTTTACTAAAGGTCCATTTCTTTCTGAAAATACAACGGCAATAACTTTAACGACAAGCGCAACAACCGTAGGCTCTGGAAGAACCTTAACGGCATCCTCAAGTTTATTTGCTTCAACCGATGTTGGCAGACAAGTTGAATTGGGAGACGGCTGGGGAACGATTACAGCTTACACAAGTGGCACAGTAGTCACCTGGACTATTACTGAAGCTGCAACTGGATCAGGAAGTACCACGTGGTCTTTGGGAGCCTTCAGCGATACGACTGGACATCCATCTTGCGTATCTTTTTTTGAACAGCGACTTGTCTTTGCAGCTACTTCAAATGAACCTCAAACTCTTTACTTTTCCAAAAGTGGAGATTATGAAAATATGACTGCTGGTGCCGAAGCTGCTGACGCAATGGTTTACACGATAGCTAGTAATTTTGTAAATGCGATTCGCTACTTGAAGAGTCAACGTACATTAATTATTGGTACAACTGGCGGTGAATATACTTTATCGGCGGATGGCACAGACGCTGCTGTTACACCAACTAATATTACGATTAAAAAACAATCTTCCTATGGAAGCGCAAACGTTGATGCTTTAACGGTTGGAAATGCAGTTATCTTTTTGCAAAGAGCAAAACGTAAAATAAGAGAACTCGCTTATAATTTTGACCAGGATTCTTACGTAGCTCCAGATTTAACCATACTCAATGATGCCGTTACAGAAAGCGGTATTAATGAAATGGAATTTCAACAGAGTCCGGACAGTTTAATCTGGGTTGTTAGAGACGATGGTGTACTTGGTTCACTTTGTTATCAAAGATCTGAAAATGTTGTTGCTTGGACCAGACATAAACTTGGCGGTCATTTTGGAGAATGCACAATAACGGTAACTGATTATTCAAATATTTCAGTAGGAACAAAATTAAAATTAACAAAATCCGATGGAACATCGGTAACATTTACTTCGGAATCTTCTGGAGGAACAGCTCCAGACGAAACATTAGGATTTAGACCGAATGAATCAAATGCAACTACAGCCGATAATATTTATACAGCGATTAATGCTCACGAAGATTTTACAGTAGAAAACCCAGCATCAAATGTTGTTACAGTCAGGGAAACAACTCATAGTGCTGGATTATTAACTATTACAAGCACAGACGATGTGAGGCTTGCAGTTACAAGCGAAGGCAATTCAGTTGTTGAAAGTATTGCATCAATATCAGGCTCGCTCAATGAAGATGAACTTTGGTGCATTTGTAAGAGAACAATAAACGGAACAACAAGACGCTATGTAGAAGTTTTTTCAGATTTTGATTTTGACGAAACCGATCCAGAGGTATTTCATTTTGTAGATTCAGGTTTAAGTTATGACGGAACCGCAACGACAAGCATTACAGGTTTAGAACATTTAGAAGGCGAAACTGTAACCATCCTTGCAGATGGCGCTACACACGCAACCAAAACGGTTAGTTCAGGAGCAATCACATTAGATAGAAGCTCCAAAAAAGTAAAAGTGGGGTTAGCGTACTCAAGTATATTACAGACGATGCGATTAGATGGTGGAGCTGGTGAATATGCCGGAACCGCACAAAGTAAAATTAAAAGAATAAACAAAGTCACATTAAGGCTTTTTGAAACTGTTGGTGCTAAGGTAGGCAATAGTTTAACAAATTTAGATTCAATTCCATTTCGTACAACTTCAGATCCATTAGATACACCGGTAAGTACCTTTTTAGAAGGTGACAAGGTAATAGAATTTCCTGGAGATTACGACACTGACGGCTACATCGTAGTGAGCCAGGAACAAGCTTTGCCATTAAGTGTTTTAGCAATTTATCCTGAACTTGTTACTCATGATGGATAATTGGATTATAAAACCTTTTAAACAAAGCCACGCTGACGAAATTATTTCATTTGGGATGAACTCAAAATTAATGGAAGTGGATGCGAGCTTTAAAGATAATCGAATTTGCAAAGCTGATAAAGGTAATGCTTACACTTTATTTATTGATAAAAAACCGGTTGTAGCTGGAGGCATTATTCTTTTATGGAAAGGCGTTGCTGAAGGTTGGGTAATGGCAAATCAAAATATTTATAATGTTAAGCTTTTGGCGTGTAGAGAAATTAAAAAAAGAACAGACGAGCTTTGCAAAAAAAATAAAATTAAAAGATTACAAACAACAGTTAAATACGATTTCAAAACAGGAATACGTTTTGCTTCCTGGTTGGGTTTAAAACCTGAAGGTTTAATGAAATCTTATGGTCCAGATGAATCTGATTATTTAAGAATGGCGAGGATATATTAAATGGCATTTATAGGAAGCATAGTAGGCGGATTTGCAGCACAACAAATAGGTAAATACAACGCTGCTTTATATAATCAACAAGCGGCTTATGCAAAACAGCAAGCCGTCATGCGTGAAAAGGTTTATGAAAATTTAGACCGACCAAGACTGCTTAAAAAGCAATCATCGGATTATTCTAATTTTTTTGTTAGCCTATTAACATCTGGTGTGGAGTTTAAAGGAACAGCGTATGAAGCTGCATTGGAATTTCAAGTTAATCAAGCTTTAGATCTTAGTATTGCCGACTATAACCAAAAAATGGAGAACATTGATTCTGTCAATCAATCCATATTATTAGCAGCCAAAGCCAGAGGCGAAATATACAAAGGTCGAATGACTGCTACAACCGAGTATGTCAAAGCTGGTGGAAGTTTATTAAGTGGAGCCAATCAATGGGTTAATCAATAATGGCACAAATTAAAATTTATCAATCCGAATTAGGAGCAAAAGTACCAACCATTCCAGAGGTAGCAGCTAATTTAGCTTTACCTTATGAATTAGCAACACAAAAAGGTACTGCATTTTCAAAGCTAGGTCAGGCAATAAAAGATATACGAGACAAACGTAAGGAAACTCAGGATGAAAATGATGCTATAAAAATTATAAGAGAAATTGATCTTGATCTAGGAAAAAAATTTGAATCTCATCAACGGAGCAGCGACATTGCTGATGTTACAACATTTTATTCAAGTACCGATCTTAAAAAGTATCAATCAAATTTTAAAAAACACAAAGCGAACAAGAGAGTAAAGCAATTAGTTGGAAATCATTTATTCAAAGAACAATCTGCATTTGGTCAAAAACTTATTGCTAAGATTACATTAAATCATCTTAACGAAACAAAAGCCAGACACGATGACGAATTGAATGAATTTATTTTTAAGATGGCTGCCAACGATCCTGATACCAGGCGTAGAGGTTATAAAGAACTTAATAGCTGGTTTCTTAAACCAACGAATATTGATAAATACACAAAGGCAGATTTTAAAAAATTAAAAGAAGATACACTAGCTCAGGCTAGAAAGTTTCAATTAGCAGCCGGAATTAGGAATGATCCGATGTCTGTGATTAATAATATTGACAACATTAAGATAGAGTTTGGATGGGAAGAAGGAGAATCAATTTTAAAAGATGCCGCTAATAGCTTTGTAAGCAAACAAATATCAAAAGATTTAGACGAAATTCAAGCTGAGAAAGCAGACACTTCGCAAAAGAATGCTAATTTTGCAGAAGTGGTTAGACGGCTAAATAATAAAAACGATATAGACTATTTAAAAAAGATACCAACCTTAGACGATATAAACGATCTCTGGAAACTGGACCAAATCAACTCAGCTCAATACGCTGCCTTGATCGATTTTTATGATAATCCAAATAAGGTTAGCGATGATCGAATTGTTGATATGATTAATGCTCAACTTGCCGTAGCTCAAAGTGTTGAAGATTTAGATGTTTTGCAAAGACAAATTAATTTTGATGCAGAATTTGTAACCAGATTAGGCATTAAAGACTGGGAAAAATTTGAAGCAATTTTTGAAAAGTATAAAGCCGATCAACCAGGACTGTTAAACTACCAACATTTCCATAATGTTCTTGATACCAACTTAGGAAAAATTGAAAATTCTGGAGGATATGCTTTAGGCGGAAGTGCAACTGATGAGAAAAAACAACAGCTAACTAGAATTAACGGTATGAAAATGTACAGAGATTTAACTTTAGGCGGTCTAGCTCCAGAGGATGCTTACGTTCAAACAATAAAAAGATACACAAGCAATAAAACAATGCCAACGATCTACAATGTAATTCAACCGATGTCTATTAGCATTACTATGCCTGAAAAAGGTACAGTTAAAGATCCAGCTAAATTTTTTGAAGATAAAAGAAAAGAAGTTCTTGAAAAATACAAAACGGAACCTGGCGTTAATATTAATATGTATATGGAGGATCTTTCTGCAATCGATGTCATGGAAGATTTATTCAAAGTAAGACTAGGCATTGGTGATATTGATTTTGCTTTTTCAGATAAACAGGATGCTTCAGTTGGAGCAGTTACAACAAAATAATGAATGATCCAACATTAAAAAAGTTTAAACAATGGCGTGAAGAAAAAGAACAAGTAACAGAAAATTTTGATCTAGTAGAAAAATTACAGACTTATAATAATTCTAAAGAATTACGAAATAACAAAGCTTATAAATTATTAGTAGAGAACAAAGTTGATACAAACGAAATGGTTGGTATTGATAAGGAAACTGCGGCTGGAAACTATCCTATTAAGGAAGAAGATCCGAAAGTTCAGAAAGCAAATGAAGAAAGTTTTTTAAATGATCTTTTGGAATTTGGTAATGAGTTGAAAGATTCAGATATTGTTACATCTATAAAATCAAGAGTTCCTGAAGGATTAATTAATGCTCTTGATTTTGGAACTAATATTTTTAATACTTTTGATAAGCTTTTTAGTCTTGATCCTAATTATGAAAGATCAGAAATTTTCACTAACTTTTCCAATAATTTAGAAAAAATCAGAAATACACTTCAAGAACAAAGAGAAGATGTAGAAGGTTTAAAATCCGATTGGGTTGGCATAATAGCTCAGGATTTGCCGGCATATGTTGCTGTTAATAAAATTTTGAAAAAAGCAAATATAAAAGAAAAACATCGTATGCCATTAGCGATTGCTATTAGTTATGGAATGTCTTTTGCGGCAGATGAAGAAAAACCTACCATTTATATTCCAAGTGAATTTGTTATTAATTTAAAACATATACTTAATGTTTTGCCTGACACACCAGAAGATCAACTAACAGATGATGTATTTCAAATGTTCGAAGGTTGGGGTGGCGCAAAACTATTTCAAGGTTTAGTACCAGCTTTAAAATTTATTAAA